AGCGCCTGAAAGAGTGTCTTGTCTATAAGCATTAGCACGGTAAGGCTCAACGGAGGGACTAGTGTTGCCCATAATAATGGAAGATGAAGCATTAGGAGCAATGGCAAGCATATGGCTAAACCTTTTACCTGAACCAACAGCATCAGGAGCCTCACCTCTTTCTTTTCCCAATTGGAGATTTGCATCATCTAATCTTTCACGAATATGTTTGAACACTTGATTGTTGAATGACTTTGCTACGGCAGATTCGAACGCAATATTTTTTTTCTGAAGAAGAGCATGATAACCAAGAGCCCCCACACCAATACTGCGCTCTTGTTCAGCAGAGAACCTGGCTCTGTGAATAGCATCAGGAGCATTGTCAATAAAATACTGAAGTACATTATCAAGCATTTCCGCCACGTCCCGCAGAAAAAGTTCATTACTCTTCCAATCATCATAATACTCCAAGTTTACAGATGAAAGGCAGCAAACCGCTGTGCGCTGTTTATCTGTAGGTAAAATAATTTCTGAACACAAATTTGATTGCTTGATACTCAGGCCTTTTTTCTTCTGAAACTCTGGCATCGCACGATTGCTTGTATCAATAAAGTGAATGTATGGCTCACCTGTCAGCATACGTGTTTCAAGGATGCGCTGCCACAATTCACGTGCTGATACTTTATCTTTGACTTCTTGTGTATGTGGATCTTTGAGTTCCCATGTATCATCAGCATCATGGTCGAGCATACACTTTTCAATCAACAGCATGAAGTCATCAGTGATATTGATACCATGATGTAGATTCAGTGTGCGTAGATTAGGATCACCCGTAGGCTTACGCATCTCTAGAAAATTGATAATATCAGGATGAGAAATGTCAAGATAAGCAGCATAAGAGCCACGCCTTGTACGGCCTTGTCTATATGCCAGTGAAGATGCATCGTAAGTACGTAGATGAGGCATGATACCAACGGACTTATCATCAGCAGAACGAATACCCAGACCGATTCCAACACCACCTCCTAACATTGAAAGCCAATTTACTTCCGAAAGAGTATTGACCAAACCTTCTGCTGAATCATCCAAATAGGGAAGAAAGCAGCTAATAGGCAAGCCACGCTTAGAGCGACCGAAAGATAAAATAGGAGTAGAATAAGATAGCCAATGCTTACTACTGTAATCGTAGAGCCTCTGAGCATGAGCAGCATCAGTTGCAAAAGCAGCGGATACAAACGCAAATCTTTCTTGAGGACTTGATTCGTCTTCACGCATGTATGATTCTTTGAGTCTTTTGATTCCGAGTTCATCGAATAGTTTATCTCTTTCTAGGTCTATTGTAATGCTGCTAATATCTACCATTTCTTCTCCAATATTATTGTTCTAGTGCTGCTACTACATTTGGAAATTTATCTGCTATAACTTTCCAACACGCTTGTGCTATTTCCATGTGTTCTTTTTGTGTACCATTTTCCATACGCAACTGACAGTAGTGAATCCAACTACGCAATGTACCATTCATGTACATACGTGACTGTGTGTTGCCTTCTGGTAATACCACACGTGCTTGTTCTTTTGCGATACCATTTGCAATCGCCCAATCATATGCGGCTTTTGCTTCAGAAATCAAATTAACTTGTTTAATTTTCCATTCTGACTGTAATTCATTATCGTCAGTCTCAATAGAGTTTTGACGATTCTTTGTATCTTGTAGTCTTGCTTCACGTAGTTCAAAACCCAAATCTTTCGTTGGATCAGCATAACGCTGGCTGAACTCTTGAAAAGAAAAACTACGATGGCGCAAGATTTGTCTTGCTATGTCCCGTGTAGTGTTTATTTCCATAACAACGTTGACCATTTCAAATGGTGACCAATGTTGATTTTTGATAAGATAACGAATTAATTTATCAGAGTCAATATTCATTCCCTGATTACTTGGATTTGATACACGTGCCATGTGTACAATCAAATCTTCAGCAGAGCCATAACCATTCATTGTTGCGGTCACACCAACTAACTTCACGTTCATAATTTCTTCCAAAAAGTAAATTTGGCTATAGCCTCAAGACCATAAAATGTATTACTATCTATAATCTCCTGGATTTCGCCAGATGAAAAACCATTCAACACCATCTCATTGATGTCTTTGCCATCCATATTATCAGGCCAAATCACAACATTATGATTCGATTTGATAGCATTTTCAATCAACTTACACACTTCTTTATTTCTTGGTTCATTATCAAATACAAGCGTAATTTTTTCTGCTTGAATATTTTTCACCGTTAGGGCAAGATTTGCGTCACCTGATGCTACACAATTCTTTAGAAACAAACTATCTAGTGGACCTTCAACAAGATACACACGTTCTTTTAAATTCACACGATCCATGCCAAAAACAAGTTTATTATCAGAATCGTCTGTTCTCAATGTAACATAGCGTAGTGTGCGGTCGCTTGTCTCTAATGCTCGACCAGATACAGCGATCAATTCATTCTGATAATTAAAATACGGTATAACTAGTCTAGCGTCTTCAACTAGGTTTTTATCGTGATTTGGAATTAGCGCATCACAAAATGCTTTATAGTTTGAAGTGAACAACAACTTATCATAATGTTCTTCGGGGATTAGCCGATTCTCAGCATACGTTAAACAAAAATGTCCACTTGGTAAACTACTGAGCCATTCCCCATGTTCAAATATGCTGCGCTTTTTGATGTGACCAAATTTGGGTGGGTTGGTGATGATTCGTGGTGATAATTCACTCTTTCTGTGATACGTGTTGGCAGTTCCGGTTGTGCCCGACTTGTATTTTTCGAGTACGTACTCTCCATGTAAGGATGAGTCGATGTGCTTGATGAAATTGGCGACATTTGTTCCTACTCCACAGTTATGACAGCGGTAAAATAAATCATTGCCCTTGGCGAAAACATAGCCTCGGGCTTTGAGTGTGTTTGTTTTGGAATCGCCACAATAGGGACATGAAAAATTCCACAAGTTAGTATTCTTCTGCTTGAAGTTACGCAAGCGGGAAGAAACCATTCTTACATATTTCGCATCGATATAAAGAGCCATACCTTCATTATAACACTACTGCTCACAAAAATCAATTAATTAAAAAACTTTGCCAGATATTCAAATTTTATGTTGGAGATGATCCATGCGACAACGACAACACCACCGGCAACCATCCACTTCCACTGCATCAATGACTTTAGATCATCATCTTCTTTTTGGTTGTGTTCGGTAATATGATCACGTAATGATTTGATTTCATCCATGATTCTACGCTCAGTCAGTTCTATTTTGTCCGATAGATTTCTGTCTGTGGTAGTAATACGTGAATGAAGTTCTTTGATATCGCTTACGGTATCTTCTTTGCGTTTGTCCATGTCTTTGTAAATCTGATTGACAATGTTGGCATTGTTATCTGTAAGTTTTTCGATAACACGGTCCATCTTCTCACAAAGGTCTACAAGTGTATAGACCTTTTCTTTGAGAACGCCAACCTCTACTTTGAGTGCTACATCTCCGTCCATTTTATTTCTTCTCAGGAATCTTTGTGCCCTCTAGTTTCTTATGAACTTTGATGGTCTTACAAACTTCTTTTTCTTTTTTAGTTTTGTTATCAAACTCTTTGACACACACTTTCTTTTCTTCAGCAGCAAATGCGGCGTTTGTCAGTGGCGCAAAAAGCAGAAACAAAATCATTGATGCTAGGGCAAGTTCTTTTTTCATTTTTCTTCCTTAGAAACAAATTTTTCGGTTGCGGTAAATCCTAATCCACCAAGCACAACATACATTATAACATCAAGTGTCTGTGGATTCAATTTCTTTTCAAAAAACAATTCGGCAATAAACCCAGTAGCAAGCAAAAGGAACGCCAAAAAGGTGATGAACCTTTTGCTGCTAGGCTGTTGCTCACCTTCAGCGGTGAGCATTTGTATCATAAAACTTTTCACAGTTCAGGATGTGGCGGTTGTGCTGGTGCTTCTTTACCACCAAAACCTGAAGCGACTGATGGAACAAATGAAGACATCACATCAAATCCAGCCGACATGCCCATTGGTGCTGCAAATCCAGCCATGCTCATTGGTGAGCTAAAGCCCATTGAACTCATAGGTGCTGGTGGTGGAGAAGGTGGCGGTGGCTTGTTTGCTGCTTCAAGTGCCTTTGCCCTCAACTCTTTATCATCACCTGCCAACATAATACCTGACAGTGTACCAGTCAGAAATGTAGCAATTGGAATAATCAATTCAAAAAACTTGTTGTCTACAGGACTCATACCATTCATTGGCTGAGTTACAAAAATCAAACTGTACAAAACAACAAATACAATACCGAACAGTGTAAGTCCTAAAATGATACCGATAAAAAACTTGAGTCGTGCGTTCAGTTCTTCAGTTGTATATCTTTCTCCTGACCATAGTTCCTTTATCATCTGCAATCTCCTCTAAGTGGGGCTTGTTGCATTTGTGGTGAAGGCTGACCGGCTTTATTCTTTTCGTAATGTGTCAAGTCTTCTGGACAAGTCCCGTTTGCGCTACAATAGGGTTTTTTACATTGTTTTGTATCCCAGTTCTCTGGGTCTTGGCAAGGATAACGATAGTTTTCCTGACAAGCAACTAACAATGGTAATAGTAATAGTACCAGATATTTCATTAGTGAACTCCTAGAACATGAAGGGCGTGTTCATAATGTTTCTTACGATCTTCAAGTCCTATGGTTCCACCATTGATTCTCTTGGTCATACCAAGAATATCACCCTTATCTGCAAAGGCATTGATTTTGTTTGTTTCCCAAAACCAACATGCAGATTGTGCAGCGCCTTCGAATGTTTGCGTATATTCTGCTGCTTCTTCTGGAGAAATTTCAAGTGATGCGGCAAACCAAGTGTAATTTGTTTTGCCAGTCAACTGAATCAGTCCACGACCACGATATTTGTAGCCGTCACCAGATGCTTCATCGCCATTGCCCATACGATTGGCATAAATGCGATTGGCAATTTTCTCTGGCTTTCTTTCGTATTCTTTAGCGACAGCCAAGTTAGGGAAATATTTTCCAAACAGTTTTGTTAGGCTCTCTGCTTTGTAGTTCAAATTCTCTGTGAGAAAAACAAAACCACCAGACTCATGGGCGCACTGAGCAATAAACGATGCTATGCGCTGTGGTGTATTGATTTCATAATCTGGAAGTAATTGGCTTAATGCTTTGTGCCACTGATCAATGTATGGATTTTTTGGTAGTAATTGTTTTAATTGTTCTTTTGTGAGTTCCATGTTTTTCCTCAGGTATTATTTTACGGAATCAAAAATCTCCTTTTGTAATCTATACCATTCTATCCACATGTCAACTTTGTCACTACACTTATGATACTCCATGTAGTTATCAGATACGACCGTAATCACTTCACTCAGTTTGGTCGTGCCTTCTTGCACTTGCGTCAGT